GAAGAATTTTTATTTTTTTTTAACAAAAGGAAAAGATTATTATGTTAAATTTACTTTTAGGACCAGTTGTTGATATTGTTTCTACAAGCGTAAAAGGTTTTGTTGATACAAAGAAAGCGAAGGCAGAACAAAAAGTTACAGAGATAAAAGCTAAAACTGAGTTGATGCATCAACAAATAAAAGGGGAAGCTGACTGGGATTTAGAAGCAATAAAAAATACACAAGGTTCGTGGAAAGACGAGTACCTCACAATTTTGTTCTCTATACCTTTGTTACTATGTTTTATACCTTTTACAGTTGAATATGTTGAACGAGGTTTTACAGCTTTGCAACAAACTCCCGATTGGTACAAATATACATTAGGTGTAATTGTATCAGCATCGTTTGGAATAAAAGGTGCATCTAAATTTTTCAAAAAATAGGAGGTAGAATGAAATACTTTACATGGTTTAAAGACCTAAAAAAGAAATACCAGATTATTATTGTTGCTTTAGCGGTTATAATAGTAATGTATTTTACAGGGTTATTTTAAATGAAATGTCCTCCAAAAGTTAAGGTTGGATATAAGGACATAGAAATAGATCTTGTTCGTTCTGACTTTTCAAAACAAACAGATTGTTACGGGGAGTACCAACACAGGGCGAACAGGATTGAAATACAAAAAGATTTAACACCTACTGATTTTGCTAATACTTTATTACATGAGATATTGCATGCAGTAGTGTACGAACATTCTTTAACATGTGAGGGCAATGTTTTATCTACTGATAATAATGAGGAAATTGTCGTCAATTCAATCACAAACGGACTAATGACTGTCATCAAAGACAATCCTTGGTTCTTAAAATTTTTGCAGAAAAATATTCATGGCTGATATTATATATTTAGATCCACTATTACAAAAACCACAAAATAATTTATTAGATATTGGCGGTTTTGGTGATTTTGATTATTCTTCCGCTTCCCCCGAAACAAATCTAGGAATATTGGATAATGTCTTACCAGCGCTACCCATATTTAGTTTAGGTTTATTATCCCAAGCACCTAATGTTATTGATAACAATATTAATAAAGCGTCTGTATGGACTCCTGAAGGGGTTATTCATTCTCCAGATCCACCAGAAGAAATAGATTTAGAAGAATGGAAAAGAAGAAATATACATTCGACTCCAATATATGAACCTAACATAGATGATTATACAACGGGTGGAGAAATACCTATTTTTAATTTACCTCAACATACAGGACATCCAGTTGAAGATTTTAATTTACCCACACATACAGGACATCCACCAGAAATTATCGAAATACCAAACATATTAACTATTGATAATAAAAGTAAAATTGAAGGCGGTTTGTTAGAAACTCCTGATTTCTATTCAAGAATTACAAAAGCTATTGAAAATTCTAAGATGAATAAAGGGGATATTAGTCAATGGAAGGGAATGATTAAGAACGCTGGTGTTAATCAAGATGAATTAGATTGGCTAGGATTAGATGAAGAATTTATGGATACAAAATCAGTAACAAAAGATGAGTTATTAGATTACGCTATTGATAATGACTTAGCTGATAATGTAGCTATAACTATTTTAGGTGAAGAACCTTTTTCTAAAGAAATGAAAAGAAGAAGTGAACTTCAATATTTGATGGATGAAATCATGAAAACGCCTATACCAGATAGAACAGCAGAACAAATTGATACTTTAAATAAGTTTAAAGAAGAACATTATAATTTATCAAAAGAAATTAGAAATGTTAATTGGAGAAGGGTGCAATACCCAGATAAAGAATTAAGAACCGATGGTGATTATACTGATTACAGAGAAATGATTTTTCAATTACCTCATGCTAATGATAAAGAATATGTAAAAGCTGAAAAAGAATTTATAGAATATCGTAATGCTTTAGATGAAAAATATGATGGTGTAACGGTTGGAAGATTAGGAACTCCAAAAGAATTAAAAAAATATCAAGAATTACAAAATAAATATTTAAATTTAAGAAAAGAACAAGAAGGCAAAGTATTTAAAAGCGGACATTACAAATCAGATAAAAATGTTTTTGCCCACGCTAGATTTAATACAAGAATTATAGACGGAAAGAAAACTTTATTTATAGAAGAATTACAATCAGACTGGGTTCACAAAGGTAAAAAAATAGGCTTTGGTACTGATGAACTTAATGAAGTACCTGATCTTCCATTTAAAAAGAATTGGCACGATGTAGTATTTAAAAAACTTATTAAGTATGCATCTGAAAATGGTTTTGATGCCATAGCTATGACTGGTGGCAACATACAAAAAGAAAGATATGATTTAAGTCAATATCTTGACAATGTAACAATTAAAAAATCTGAAAGAGGAGATGGAAAAATTCTTATAGAATCTTATACAAAAAATAATGAAGATATGATTCATCAACATCACATTAACCCAAAAGAATTAGAACAATATGTAGGAAAAGAATTAGCTGAAAAAATTAATAATGATTTACCTAAATTAGATAAAATGAAAAATAATACTATTGAGGGTTTAAAATATTCAGGTCTTGATTTAAAAATAGGCGGTGAAGGATTGGCTCAAATGTATGATAAAGTATTTTCTAAATCCTTAAAAAAAATAGGTAATAAATTTAATACCAATGTTGAAACAAAACAAATATTTGATTTAGGCAAAGAACTTCAAAATGATATACAGTTAGCAAAAGAAAATGATATAGAAAATTTTAAAGATTGGGCAAAGGAATATATTGGAATTACTCCAGATGATTTAAACTCTATAGAGGGTAGTAAAGATGAAATAAAGTTGTGGCTTGAGTATTTAGACTTCAGAGTGTATGGTTTCAATTCAGAAGCTGAAACTATGAAAGATTATTATTATATGGAATTATCACCGTCATTAAAACAAAAGGCTATTGAGTCTGGTTTTCCAATTGCCAAACTCAAACAACCTCAATCACCTTTATTAGTTTAATTTGTGTAATAAATTTTCAGGTCGTAAATTAGTATAACGCTTTAACATCCTCCAATCTTTATGACCGCTAATCATAGCAACCTCTGGAATTTGCCAACCTTTTTCAAACAACCGACTAATACCTTCATGGCGCATGTCATTAAAACGAAGATCTATAATATTTAATTTTTTCATTAGACGTTGCCACTGACTTTTTAATGCTTCATACGAAGGTAAGTCATTGCGCATTAATAAGTTAAAGGCTCTATTAGATATAGGTATTTTTCTTTTACCAACATGCTTCACGGTTTTATGGTCATCTAAAATAATTAAGTACCCATTCTTATTTTTTTCAAAACGAAAATTCCTATTCACCCATTCTGCTTTACGCATACAAGTACGAATAGCAATCTTAATACTGGCCCACAATTCAGATGATGCATGTTTATTAATTAATTTTAATTCACTAAACGTCGGGCGACGATCACGACTATCATCATGTTTAGCTGGCTTCTTTGTATCAATTGCAGGATTAACTATCTTCATATGTTCTTCTTCAATAGCATACTGATAGATCTGCTTAATACGATTAACACGTTTGTGAATAGAACTTGGTTTTAAAATTTTCTTTTTACTTTTAACATACATAGAAATATCTTTTGCTGTTAAATATAATGGACCAGTTGTATTCAGTAATAAACGAAAGTCACTAACCAATTTATCAACCAAACGAATTTCATTCATTTCATGTTTTAATTGAGGAAGCTGTTCATTCTTATACAAGTTAGCTAACTCTACAAAACATTTTTTTTCTTCATAAGTATCAATCTTCTTACGGTCAATGTCCGTTAAGGTATGGCGTATAAAAATTTCAGCTAAAGATTTGTCTAAAAATTTTTGACATATCTTCACGCCTTGCTGACGAATAGACACATGGAATACTTTAGTTCCATCTATTTTAATATATTCTTTTATATATTTCATATAAACTCCTTTTTTATAGAGTTAGGGTCCTTCACATAGGAATCATAATCCTTGTGTCGGGGGTTCAAATCCCTCCTCCGCTACCAATAACTTAATAATTGAATGTTCTGGTTTGGTCAAGAACTATAACAATGTTATATTTTTTGTATTAATTTGTGAAATGCTGGGAAAACAGCCATTTTTATTGTGTAAAACTTTTTGTTTTTTGCACATATTTTGTTATTGATATTACCATATAACATTGTTATATAGGTAACATGATTAACAAAAAATATTTATACATTTCGATTGGTGAATATAGTATTTATTATACTCTTAGAGAAAAAAGATATGAAGTTGTTTATACTGAAAGAAGTGAATATGGGTATAATAATCAATATGGTTGGGTAGATTATTATTTATTTAATTTATCAACTGATAAAAACGAAGCTATTAAAAAAGCAAAAGAATATTCAGAAAAAAATAATATTTCTTTATATGGAACTAGCGATAGTCTTATTGTTACAGGTAAAATTGGTGATGCTAAAGAAGATCGTGAAAAAAAATATGGTTTACCTCTTGGTGGTCAATGGGTAGAAAAGAAAGCATCTAACAGAGAATGGTCAATCCCTAAAAGAACTCCAGAAGAAATTGAAGCTGACAGAGTTAAAAGAGAAAAAGAACAAGCTGAATATGTTTTACTTAACAAAGAAAGATTAGAATTTTATAAAAATCCTATTTGGAAAAAAATAAAAAAACATCTTTATTTTATGAGTCTTAATAAAGCATATAATGATTATGGTTTATCTACAAAAATGTTTCCTAGAGGTAATAGATATATTATGGAAATGTATTGTGAAGGTTTTGTTTATGAAATGTATAGAAACATTAAAAATAAAATTATTATTTCTGGTAGAGCATTAGATATAGTTTTTGAAATTTATGCTAAACAATTTGGCAGAAAAGGATCAAAAGCATATAAAAAAGTTTACAATGAACTTTATAATATTTCAGAAAATGGGGAGCAAATAGATTAGGACTGTAACAAATCTATGGGATTACTCCCCCTTTTTAAGTTTTATCAAGTATTTCAGATAAAACTCAGCTTTGAGTAAATCCTCAACGCCGTTTTTTAATTCAGACCGAAATATATATTTGAATATATTAAACTTAATCGCACCTGTAAATTCTTCTTTTGATAGCATATCTTTAGCCACATCCAGAAATTCTTTCTTACCCGATGTATAATGTGCTGGATGATTAATCGGATCATTCATACAATATTTCCTGAATATGATTAAAAATAGGTGATGGTTCCTTTTTTAACAAATGAGATATAGCGCTTGAATGGCTTCGATTAAGAAATCGAGTAATGCTATTTTTATTTTTAATTACATGTTTATAAGCTAAATGACAAAAATCTATTCTTGCTAATACTAAATATTGTTTTCCCCTGTGATCTAATAATTCTGAAAGCGATATACCGTGCTTAACACAGACAGCAAAAGCTAATGAATGAAGTGATTGAAAAGAAATAGGATTAACAGTTATTCTAGGTTCATTAATTGTAATAGGATCTTTTGTTAAGTTTGCTGTATGCCAATGTTTACCAGTTCTTCTTTGTGGTTTTAGTATTTGTAATAATTTTTTTAATTGTCTTATTTCATCATGTGAAAGTTTTACATTTTCAAATATAATTTTATTAGTCATTTTTTTCTTTAACAAAATTAGGTTTTAATACTTCAATTTCCTCTGTTAATTTTTGATTCTTTTGTCTTAAATCAAAATTTTTATCTGCCCAATTTTCTAACCGTTCTTCTAAAAACTTATTATGTGTAATAAGTTCTTTGTTAGTTTTTTTTAATTCCCTAATGTCTTTTTCTAAAATTTTTATATCTGACATGTTGTGCTTAATTCTTGTTGTTTAATTACATAGGTAGGACCATAACCAAGGTCCTTTAAATTATTTTTATCGTAAACATCTTTGCTTTTCTTCCATCCTTTATAAGTAAAATTTTTTCTATCACCCGTCATCAAAACATAGAGATCTATACCACCGTCTATTTCTTTTTTAGGAGTAACAAGTAATTGACCGTTAGATAAATTTGTAGTTTTAATATCAATAGCAACACCATCAATAACACAATCTGCTGAACCTTTTCGTACATGATAAGTAAAGTCTGGATAAATATTCATCATTTTACAAAAAGCTATTTCTGATAACACACCTAACTCAGAAATTTCTTGATTGGTCTTTCGTGATGCTACTTTTCTATTTAATATATTATGTTTTTCACAAGCATGAAAACGGCGGAAAGCTAATTCACTACCAGCATGTATTTCAACATCATTAAGGGTAACAGTTTTATTTATATTAGGTAATATCATAAATACCTTTTTCTATTTTAATACGATCTAATGCTTTTTCTTGGGATAAATCTTTTTGATGATGTTCCACAGCTAAAGTCATTGCATTGGCTCTATATAATTCTACCTCTAATTTTTCTAAGTCTTTAATAAATGTTTCATATTCAGGATCATCGTAAGCATGCCATTCAGCTTCCTTACCTGATTTATTTCCTTTATGTTTTTTACAAAGATAAGATACTTTCTTTTTTAAAAATTTTTCCTGATGATGTACTTTTGCTTTTAATTTACCAGCATAAAAATTAACATCATAAATAGTTTTAGCTAATAACTCTCTATCTATAGGTAATGGTTCAGGTAAAATATATTTTTCTTCGTTCATAAAACTCTCTAATTTTTTTATCGGGTGATGTGGCCCAATACTTTTTGGCAATAGGACTAATCATTAATCTTTGTAAATGCCATTCTAATTCATTATGTTGGTGTTGTTGTTCATGGAGTAAATAATGCATGGGTATTGTCCAAATATCAGACACACGCTTACCCATCATAAATCTTTCACCAAGAAATTTAACGTGGCAACATTGTACACCCTCTGTTGCACCTGTATAAAAACACGGCTGGGAAGCAACATGTTTTTGATGGGCCTTACTTACTATTATCTTTTTTTCTAATGTCATTTACTTTATCCAAATCATCCTCATGTACAATAATCCAAAAACCTTTTCTGTGTTTTTGACACAAGGCAATAACTGGTATTTTATTTTCTGTATCTGCCAGCTTTTTTGTTTCATCATACAATGTAATAACTCCATGCTTTTTTTTTGTGACAACATTAACTTTTAAATTTTTATTTTTTAATTTCATCTTTTAAAATATCCTGAATTTTTTTAGAATATTTTTTAGAACGGTTTTCATTATATACACTTGAATTAAAAAAAGTTTCTTCATTTTTTATTATAGGATTATGAACACTTAACCATTTGTATTTATTTTTCCTATTTATAAAACTTGGATTAATTTTTTCTTTAATTGCATTTAAAAAATAAGACATAATTCTCCTTATATAATTAATTTTTTTCTTTTTTTTGTTCATCAGAAATTTGCTTCCTTCGTGTTTCCAAATACGGTGCCATTAATGTTTGAATAATAACAAAGTCATTTGGTGACGTAATCATTAGATGACGAGTTAAAAAAGTTGATAAAGCGATGGAAAACGTGACGGAGTTAACCTTCTTATGTTTCTTTAACAAGTCATCTAACGATTGTAATACCGCAGAAAAATCCTTTTTAAAATTTTCATCCTGCGGTATCATATACCCCAACCTTTTATGTTTAGAGCATCTTCAGACACAAAATCTTTCTTAGGAGGAAATAAGGTGTGTCTGGTATTCATATTATCTGTTATTATAATTACCACGGTATCCACCGCCTTGGTTATTATTATAACCACCTTGGCCACCTTGGCCACCTTGATTATTTCCATAATCTTTTGGTTGTTTTTTCTGATAAGGAAATGCTTTAATAGGAACGTGTCCATCCATTAAAACATTTAACTTAACAGCAGAGTCAGGATTGTCATTTTCAAAAACAACCCCGCAATTTTTCCAAATAGGTTTTCCATTTGGATCGTCTTTTATGTCTTTTGGCTTACGACTATCATAAGCTAGACTATATATTGGATCAGCCATTTTACTTTTCCTTTTCCTTTTTGGTTAATGGTTTAAATACACTTTGACCTAATTTTTGTTCTTCCTTAAATTGAGAACAAAAATCTTTAGCCTTACAATAACTCTCACAATTTTTAGCAATAGAACGACGATGTTCAACACCAACATTTTTGACATTACTGTATTCGGAACGTGCCACAGAGATTGCTTCTTCCCGTGATGAACATACCCCTCCCGATAAGGCACGTCCCCCTTGTTCAGTTACTACCGCCCAAGTTTCACCTCTACGCCATTGTTCTTCGGGAGTACAAAGAGGTAAATTCGTTTTTGCGTCCTCCAATTTTTGAAGGCGTTCTAATATAAATTTTTCAGTTTTTTCTCTATCCCATTCTATAAGCCTATAAGACATTACATCATGAGGAGGATAATTTTTTTTATGTTTTTCTCGTTCAGACCAGTTTTTAAATATAGCTAAAATATTAAGTGAATTAACTTTATAACCATTACGTTCTAATAAATTTTTATAAATATTTTGTTGTTCCGTCCATTTATCTTTTGTGTCAAATATAACTGCCCAAGTATTAACAAACTTATAATCCCACACATCAACATAAAAAGGATTACCGTTAATTGGTTGTATTAAATCAAGTTGACCACCCAATACTGTACCACCATAAGGACCATCATAAGTAGAATAAATTCTTTGTTCAGTAGTTCCTGATGTTGTAGCATTTTCAAATATGCTATGACCTACCGTGCCAAACACTGACCATGTTAAATCTGAAACATCTATAATAATTTTATCACTATTTTCTTGTTCTAAAACTACTTGTCTTGCAGGCTTACTTAGTTGTGAAGCTGTATAATCAGATCTTCCTTTATTATATTGGCTTGCAATTTTCATACAAGCATTAACATATGTTTGAGGTAAATTTCGTTTATTAGAGTAAGCTACCATTTAATCTGGGTCCGTTCCGCCGACAGAATAATTTTCAACCGAAAAAGATGTATTACCTACAGGTAATAATTTATCTTTAATAATATCATCTAAAAAACCTAACTGGTCGTAGCTAACATCGTGAATACTACCAAGAGCATATCTAACTTTATTATCCTTAGGTAGAGATCTCATTAATTTATCTACTTCTTTATAAATTAAATCTAATCTTGTTCTTATTCCCTGAATTTGCAAAAGCTGGTCTTTTGTTAATTTCATTATTTTCCTTTTTATAAGGGGTATCCAAGTGCAGATACCCCTAAGTGAATAAAAATGGTTTTATGATTATAAAAACCCTATGTTCTTATAATAATAATAACAAATAATAGAGGAAATATAATTCGTCAAGTTTTTTTGTTATAGATATAACAATGTTCTCAAAAAAATAAGAACATCCATCGTTATATGATATAACAATGTTTTTTTCTTGATTTTAGAAAAAACCTATATTAATTAGTTCACAATTAATGAGAACATTTAAGGACTGAGAAAGGTAAATATGGAATGTCCACATTGTAAACAGAAAATAGCCAAAATACCCTTAACAAAGAATATGGAGAAAGTTTATCGCTACATAAAAGAATATATTGAAAAAAACAATATGTCGCCTAGTTATGATGATATTTTGGAAGCAATGAACATGAAAAGCAAATCTAACGTTGCCCGTTACATTTTAAGTTTACAGGAACGAGGTTGGATTTCAAAAGAAATGTACAAAGCTAGGACCTTACGGTTAGTTGCATGAATAACAAAGGATACGTTAAATTTACTAGAGGAGTGTTATTTCACCCTGCTTTTCAAAAAAAGAATAGAGAACTGTGTAATTTAGGTGCCTTTATGTGGCTAATTATGGAAGCTAGTTTTGTTGATCGTAAATACAGAATAAATAATCAGGAAATAACTTTAAAACGTGGTCAATTATGTTGTTCAATACGTTACATGGCTGAAGCGTGGGGATGGAATAAATCTAAAGTTCAACGCTATTTAGACCAGCTAAAAAATTTTTGTGTAATTACAAGTGATACACCAAACGATACACCAAGCGATACACCAAACATTCTGACAATCTGCAATTATGACGAGTATCAAGATACACCAAGCGATACACCAAGCAATACAAAACATAATAAAATAAATAATAAAATAAATAATATTAAAGATCCTGCTTTTGAGGAGTGGTGGAAAGCGTTCAATTATGTGGGACCAAGTAAAGGTGTTAAAGATAAAGCGGAAAAGTTTTATTTAAAAAACAAAAAAGATAGTGATTTATTAGTAAAGGTTTTAACTACTTTTAATGACTATTCTAGTCATCAACAATCTAAGAGTTTAGGTGTACCGATGGTGACAACATGGATAAATCAAAAACGCTGGGAAAATTACACAACAACAACCTCCAAGGATGAATTTATTCCTACAAGAAAAGAAGATGATTATTTAAAATGGGTATCATGGGTAAAAAAGACTAGAAGGCATATGTCTATATCAGATGATATGGTAAGAAGAATGAGAAAAGAAAATCTTATAACTGAAGAACAATTTAAAGCATGGTAAAAAAAAGAAAAAGAAAAAAAGTAGAAGTTTCTGATTTTGGATCTACCTTATTAATTAAAGATGAAGAAAACAATCAATTAATTAGACCTGTAGATGGTGCTAAATTCCATGTTGTTTATCCAAGCAACGGTCAACGACACTTACACAGAATAGATGACCATATTTTAATAGTTTATCGTAATAGGAAATTATTAAATCCTATTAATCAAGAAAGTAATACAAAAAGATATTTAGCTGGTGCTATTATAAGAGAGTTAGGTCAACGAGCCAATATTGAGGAACGAGTAACGCCCAATTGGGATAGTTTTTTAGTAATGATACATGGATCTAATCAAAACATAGCCGTTGATAAAATTGATTCATATGAAAAGTTACATCAAGCCTTAAAATATGCTGTTAAATATAATAACGTGTTATGGGATTGTTGTATTGCAGATAAAAAAGCAGGATCTAAAATGAATTTATTACGAGAAGGTTTAGATATGTTAATTGAGTATTTTAAAATAAAGTAGGGAGTTTAACCCTACTTTACTTCTCCATTTTTATTGAAATCAATATTATCTAATTTTTTTTCAATTTTAGAAATTGATTTCCATTTTTGTGAAATAGTTAGTGTATTCCAAGTTTTACTATTTTTCATGAGATTATCATAATTTGAAATTACTAATAATCTATGTTTTTTATATCTTTCTCTATTCATAGTTATTACTCCTTAGTTAAAGTCATAAAACAACGTTTACTATATAACATTGTTATATGTCAAACAATATTATAAAAAAAATGCATGTTCTCTATTTGTGCTGGTATGAAACTGTTAATAACTAAGATAAAACCTTGATAACACTACAATTCCGTTAAAAATCAGGGAAAACTATGACACCAGAGGTTACGCTTTGGAGGTCAGTAATAATCCAAGCTATTTTAGATGCTTTGGGACTGTTCCCAGAACCTAGCTATTCTAATAAATTTATTCAAAAAGATGCGCTAGACTGGATGAAAAGCGGGGAAATAAATACAATATCAGATTATGCTGACACTAACGCAGACTATATCAAACATTTATATAATAGATTAAAAACCCAGCGCCATCTTAGATTGTTTGAAACGGAGGAATTACTTAAAAATGCTTTTTTTCGATCCAGACAATTTACAGTTTACAGTAATGAGAAGTGAAGATGAAGGAAAACCTATTGTTTTGGTTAAAATCTTTGGATTTACGGATGAAAATGAAGCAAATCTCTTTTCTAACCAGCTTTTAGCATTACATGGCGAAACGGAAACAAAAACGATCCATTAATGGTCTTTGGTTTTTTGAAAAAACGCGGGAAGAACAACAAGAATACCAAAAATGCACTATTTGTGGAGATATAGGCATATTCAGTAATGATTACATGAGAACGTGGTATTGTAGCAAACATATGGACGATAAATGGAAAAAACAGGACGACCAAGCATTAAATCAGACGAACTTATAGATAAGATATTAAATGATTTAGCGCATGGCATCAGCATTAAAAAAGCACTAAAAAATCATAATGTCTGGTGGGAGTCTTTTAGACAATGGTTAAATAAGGACCCAGATCTAAGAAAACGATACAGCGATGCAAAAGCAGACGGTATTGAATGGATGATGGCCGAAACAGAAGAATTATCTTCCAAAGCACTTGAAGAAGCTAAAGATGAGAATAAAGCGGGGAGAACTAACAGAGATTTCGTCAACATGATGCGACATCACATTAACTTACAAACATTTAGAGCAAGCAAACTAGCACCAAGAGTATATGGTAATAAAGACCAATTGGAAATAAGTGGTATAGATGGTGGAGAGATCAAAGTTAGCTTTGAGAAGTGATAGGTCTGGTTTACTTCAAATGCTTGGAGTTACTAAGAAATCCTATGGCCAAAGAATTAAGTACATCAAAGTATCGTCAAAGAGTCATAAAGAACAAAAAGAAGATAAAAAGAGATAAAATTAACTTAAAAGAAGCTAAAAGAAGCTATGATAACTAATATTCTACTTATTACTATTATATTAATAATGCTTGGTTTAGTTGGATAAAATATATCTGATAGTGTTGTTTGTTGCTTTCTAGCGTTCTTTTTAGTCTGTAATCCTCACGAGATATTAAAAAAATCTTAAAAATTAATCAAAATTTGTGAAATTAATTACAAAATGGCTGATTTCTAAGGTTTTTATGGGATAATTAATCCTTTTTGACTATTATTTGGCTGTTTTCTGCCGATTTTAAGGCAGGCAACCCCATCGGAAAAAAAAAATAAGATTAGCCAACCCCTTTTAATACTTTGCAGACCATATTCAAGGGTCCTAAAAATATATAGTAGAATTTTATTCATGATGATTGAAATATATTTTAAAAAAATATAAAAATACATTTACTTTTTTGCATATCACGAGGGATTTATAGAAATATAAGTCCCTTTTTTATTTCTTCCCGTAGAAAGAGTTACATACATGAAAAAAAGTTCAGCTTTGGCTTATGTTGGACATAATGCAAATAATGATAGAGTAAAACATGATTTTTATGCAACGCCAACTTATGCAACTGAAATTCTGTTAAAAAAAGAAAAATTTATTGGTGATATTTGGGAATGTGCTTGTGGCGATGGAGCAATATCTAAAGTTTTAATTAATAATGGATATGATGTATATTCATCAGACTTGATTGATAGAGGATATGGAGAAACAGGAATAGATTTTTTACAATCAACAAAACAAGTTGATAATATTGTAACAAATCCACCATTTAATTTAGCAACAGAATTTAATTTAAAAGCACTACAAGCAGTTACAAACAAAGTTGTTTTTTTGTGCAAATTATCTCATTTAGAAGGAATAAAAAGATCAAAAGTAATATTTAATCAAAAAAAATTAAAAAATATTTATGTTTTTTCTAAAAGATTAAATTTTACTAAAGATGGAACTAAAGCAAACGGATTAATGTCATTTGGTTGGTTTATATATGATGTTAATTACAATGGATTACCTACTATAGACTGGATTTAATATATTACTATCTTCCCGTAGAAAGTATGAATGACGAACGTAACAATACCGTATAAACCTAGAAAACATCAGGCACAGTTACATAAAAAGATTAAACGCTTTAATGTATTGCCTTGTCACAGGAGATTTGGCAAAAGTTATTGGGGATTAGCTGAAACATTAAAAAAAGCATTTCAGAATACTTTACCTAATCCTAGGTATTATATTATATCGGCTACCTATTCACAGGTAAAAAAAATCCATTGGGATAATTTAAAGTTACTAACAAAAAATATTCCTTATACAACATATCATGAAACAGAATTACGTTGTGATATGGTGGGGGGAAGAAGAATACAATTATTAGGCGCAGATGGATCGAGTGTTGACTCCATAAGAGGTATTTACGCTGACGGGGTTATATTGGATGAATGTCAATTATTGCATAAGGATTTAATTACAAAGGTTTTACGACCAGCATTGGTAGATAGACACCAACTAGATAAAAAAACAGGCTGGTTAATAGCAATCGGAACTCCTTCAGGTCATAATTTCTTTTATGACATGTATATGAATAGTAAAGGCAAGAAAGATTGGTTTGTTAAAAAATATACCGTAGAAGATACCAAAATTATTCCAAAGGACGAATTGGAAAACTTAAAGTTAATGATGAGTCCCGAAGAATACGCTACTGAGTTTCTTTGTGATTTTGATGCAGGAGTAGTAAATGGAATTTATTCAAAATCCATGCAATTGGTAGAGGATGAAAAACGTATTACTACTGTCCCGCATATACCCGAATTACCTGTAACCACGTTTTCGGATATTGGCTACCGCGATGCTTTCAGCATTGTATTTGTTCAAAAGCAAGGTTCGGCTATTCATGTAATAGATCATTTAGAAAGCGCAGGAGAAAGTATAGAATACTACGCTAATAAGTTAAAGGAACTTCCTTATACCTATGATAATCACTTTGCAGGACATGATATAGTGGTTAAAGAATTAGGGACGGGAAAAAGCAGGCAAGAGATAGCTTCCAATTTAGGATGGTTTATACAAGCTGTACCTAAGTTAAAAATAGAAGAAGGAATTAATGCTTTAAGAATGGTATTAAAACGTTGCTATTTTGAAAAAGATAAATGTGACTATTTAGTTAATTGTTTAAAACAATATAAATGGAAAACAAATCAACTAGGAGAAATTACTTCAACCCCGCACCACGGAACCGAAAGTAATTCCTGTGATGCAATGCGCTATATGGCAATCGGCTTAAACGAGTCTAGTTCTTGGTCCTCTGATTTAAAGTATGGACCCTCTGGGATAGTTTAGTATTGTGTTTTTTGAGTTCTTCATTCTCAACCTTGAGGTTTAGACCCCACGCCATCAACGTATTAATCGGACGACGACCATTAAAGTAATTACCTATACTGGTTCTAGTCTGACCTGTTTCCCTAGCCAATTTACCTTGGCTAACACCAAGATATTTTAAAAGTTGTCTAAATTTAGTTTTAGTCATATAACAGCGTTACATATAGTATATAAAAATAATAATCAATGAAATTAAATAAAAAAAAAGAAAACGAGTTAAAAGGTACTATTACACGCGAAATTACTGACGCATTAGGGTATCAAAACGGTAAATTAGTTCAAGAACGAAGCCTAGCTTTAGATTATTACAATTCCGAGCCATTTGGCAATGAAGTAGAAGGCAGATCTCAGGTTATATCCTCAGATGTGCTGGAAGCTGTTGAGTCAGTTCTTCCTAGCTTATTGAGGATATTCACAGCAGGGGACGACATAGTTAAATTTGAACCTGTATCTGAGGAAGATGAAGAAGTAGCAAAACAAGCTACAGAATACATTAATCATATTATTTTTAAGGATAATGATGGATGGCAAGTCTTTTATACTTGGTTTAAAGATGCTTTAATTCAAAAAAATGGCTTTATAAAGCATTATTATAAATACGAAGATGAATTTATCAAAGAGTCGTATAAAGGCCTTACAGAGATAGAATATCAAGCATTATTATTAGATGATGATGTTGAGGTATTAAACGTCGAAGAAGTTTCAGAAGAAAAAATGGTCATGACCGATCAAGGGGAAATGGCTGATAGTGAAATTAAATTTAATGTTGATGTACGCCGTAAATCATCAGCAGGAAAAATATGTATTGAAAACGTTCCTCCCGAAGAAATACTTGTTTCCAAACGAGCAAAAAATTTGGCGGATGCGCCATATATAGCGCATCGTTTAAAAAAGACGGTAAGTGAATTAATTGGCGAAGGGTACGATAGAAAAAAAATAGAAGATCTACCTTCTTATACTAATTCCACATGGAATGAAGAAACATTAAGCCGTAACATGTTTGATGAAGAAAGCTACATGGATGAAAACGCTGATCCATCTATGCGTGAAATTCTTTACATGGAAAATTATATTCGCACCGATATTGATAATGATGGTGTAGCTGAATTATTAAAAGTAGTTACTGTAGGTGATACGAATGAAATTTTGGATGTAGAAGAAATAAGTTATATTCCATTTTCTACGTTAACACCGATTATCAA